GTTGCTACGTCCCATATGTCAGCGAGGCCAGCGAGAGCGTAGGTCTTGTTAGTGAAAGCACCTGCTCCATCATTAGTTAGTTTATACCATGTACCTGCTACTGTCAGTGGTATGGGGGAAGCTGTTGTTCCGAGGTCGTTGTAATCGTACACACCTTGAGTAACAGTGCCTGCTGCTGGTGCAGTTGAGGGTGTTTGGAAAGTGGCAGCACCACCTGTTGATGTTAACACTTGTCCAGTGGTAGAAGTAGAGGCACCCTTAGCTTCATGTAGCTGTGCCTCTGGTATGCTTGCGTGTTGTATATTGGCCATTTACTTTCTCCAAGGCAATAAAAAAGGGAAGAAGAAAAAATCTCCTTCCCCCTCTGGGTTCAGTCTTATTATACTACACTAATGTAACGTACAACAACCTTAGCCTTACCAGCAGTTGCTGTAGCTGTTGGAGTAGTACCACTTAAGGCAACTCCTACAGTAGTAGCTGCTGCTAATGATGCACCCCATGTACCAGCAAATGCTGCTGTAATGTCTACAGTACCAACTGCTTCAGCTTGCGCTTCAGTAACAGTAACACCGTTAGTCACTTCAGAACCAGAAGTACCTACTTCAATTGCTGGAGTAGTACCACCTAGTACAAACACTTCTGATACATCAACAAAGGCTGATACTGGAAGAGCCCCTGCTGGAATCACAATTGTTGGTAGGAAAGTGCTGTTGAGAGACTCACCAGTAATATCTACTGTAAGCTCTTTGTAAGCACCTTCTGTCTTGATGTGACCAGCACCGCCGCCGATAGGACGTTGGCCGTAATGGTTATGGACGTTAAGCCCAGCTGAATTTTCATAACTCATAATATTCCCCTTAGATATTTACTGATGAAGTGATGATAACACCTAAGGTATCTACACGTTGAACACCTAGACCGAATCGTGCTCGTACTACGAACTCATCTCGTCCTAAGTCTTTGTTACGTTCGCCTTCAACCTTAGGCATACGTCTCCAAGCTGCCATAACAGGCTTGGTCTGATCATCTAATGTAGACATACAGATGTTAGCAACACCTACAGCTACAGTCTCAGTACCATCACCAAAGCTACCAGTAGGTAAGCGGTTGTTAAGGATGATGTCAAAGCCGTACAACTGACCAGCAAAGCGCATACCAGATGACATACCGTTGCGTAAGATAGACTCAGCAAAAGGTGTAACGTCATGAGTAATGTTAACTAAACCATTCAATGTTGCTTCTACAACTGGATCAGCAATGAATACTCGACCTGATGCTGGAACGTTAGCTTTATCAAACGCTAAACGCATTCTGATAAGTTGGCTTAGTGCAAAGACATCATCTGTCTCAGCAGAAGCAATACGGTGAGCAAAGCCATTGATCAAGTTGGCATTTGAGTTAGTCTGTCCAGCTTCAGCGACTTGTAAGAAACGAGTCTCGAAGTTCTCTTGGATAGCACGTGTAGATTCAGTAGAACGAGCTGTCATTAACTGATCAACTTGATTACCATCTTCACGTAAATCGTCAGTTACATACCAAGCATCACCAACATAGTCAGTCATTGCAAAAGTAATGTTACCAGATTCAATTGGGTTGTATACTAAAGGAGTGTTTTCTGACGCTTCCTGAATAGTAACAGAACCAACTGTCTTGATGTTTAATGTAGAACCATTAGCGAAGTCGCCAACGTTACGGTAGAATTCAGAACCTAAAAGGCCGTCGTGTAGGTTCATTAAGATGAAGGCTGAATACTGCTCTGCTTCAATGAACGCTTGTGTGTTGCTCGTGAGTTGCATAGTTTATCCTCAAACTGTTACGTTAAATTTCTTGTAGACATCGGCTTTAACTTTAGCCATGTAATCCATTTGTTCTTTTGTAGACGCTCCAAACATTAATGACTTCTCAGGGCGTTGTAGGCCTTGATCAGGTATAACGTTAGCAGGGATAGAGACACTACCATTTGTAATGGAAGGTGCTGCTGCCTGCTGTACTTGAAACAATTGTAGTGCTGCTGCTGGACTTCGTTGCGAGAGTCCCTTTAGATCTTCGATTGACATGCCTAGTTCAGCTGCTTTACTAGCAACCACTTCCTGTGTCTTATCTCCGAACTTGTTATTAAGCGCAAGACTCACTGAACTCTCATTATTAGTAGCTACTGTGGCAGCTGCCTGTTGTTGAGTGTGAGTTTGTAGTAGGTTCAACACACCTGCTTCATCTAGTCCGCTAGCCTGAGGGGTGACCTGAGGTTCGACTTGAGGAGCTTGTTGTGATGATAGACGAGCTACGACATCTTCTACAGCTTCTGACTTAGCAAGCTGTTCCTTTAACGCTGCAATCTCCAGATCCTTAGCACTGTTCTGATTCTTTAAGTCAGGAATGTAGGACTGTGAATGTGCTAGTGCGTCCAAGGCTTTAGGAACGCTATCGTATTTTTGCTCTCCACTCTCATTCTTGATCATACTTAACTGGTTAGTAAAAGCAGAAGCTTGAGGAGGAATTGTTTCAGGGGTTGCCTGAGGATTTGTATTAAACGCATTAGACGGGTCTGTCATTTATAATCTCTATTAAGTGTTTTAATTAATGTAGGTTGTTACCTAATTCTTATATACTTATAAACTTATATAATTCTTATATACTTATATATACTAGAAAATTCGTGTTTTTCATACTCTAACTGTCCAATAAGGAACATATTTCTTTAAGAGCCCTGTGGTAGCCTACCATGTCTGCTTGTAGGTAAGTCCAGTTAGGTGTATCATATTGATCCTTACTGGTGTTAAATGAGGAGGAGGTCTTAGCCTCACACAACTCTATAAGCCTCTTACGTAGAACTACAGAGCCCTTGAAGGCTGACTTAATGTCAACCTTCTTCTGCTCCTCTAAACCTGCTGTCCATGTTGTCTTCATATTAACCTACTGGTGGGGCTGTGTCTTGAACAAGTGCTTCTTCTTGCACTCTGCCTGCTGTACTAGCTGTCTCTTGCTGCTCAAACACTGCTACGTTAGGTGAGAAGATGTTGTAGCCAGTAAGACCTGTTACGTCATTAACGAAGTTGGTCAATGCTGTAGCTGACGTATGAGGCGCTATCAATGCAGCAATAGGAGAGTTAAAGATACCTATGAGGTTCTGTAAGTCCTGTGCTTGCTTAGAGAAGTGTCTAGCTCCCACTGGACGTATTAGTCCATTAGCAGTTATATCGTCTCTAGTGATAGATAGGAACTCTGTAATGCCTAGCTCAGTGTTCTTGATACGTACAATGTCACTGCCATCTATGTTACGTCTAGCAGACTCTAGCATGTCATTGAGCAAGGGCTCTAATATGTTTATCTCGAAGTTGGTAGTCTTCTCTTGGAAGATACGACCAGCTGCATTACTCAACGTCTGTACTTCTAAGGCTGTCTTCTCTCCAGGGGTACGTACGCCCATAGCTTCACGAGGAGCACCTGCATACAGCTCCATACGGTCTTCTATGGACTGCATCTCACTAGCTGCTGCCATAATGCCGTTTAGGTTCTTACCTAACTCTTGTACATCACCATTCTCGTCAATGCTTATCTCTACTCCTGGCCCCCATACAAACTCTTCCACTTCACCAATTACTTTAAGTGGTGGATGAACTGTCAAGTCCATAGCATCAGCCTTAAGGTTCTCTAGGTGATCTAAGCGATACTGAAGCCCTACAAGGTTGTCTAGTGGCCCCATAGCATAAAGGTTGTCTGGTCTGAATCTCCAGCCTACGTGACGTATAGGAGCCCCTGCGAACCATGTTGGAATCTGTGTGTTCCTAACTGTATGTGATCTGTCTACTACAGTTATCAACCGTTCTGTCTGTAGCTCACCAGACACAGTGTCATGGTAGTCTCCAAAGAACTCTAATATCTCTACGTAGTCACTCATGTAGTACTCATGGATTGAACCAAACCCGTCAGCTTCATAAGCTACAGACTTCTCAAAGTCTTCTATGCTATAGCCACCAGCAAGGCTCCTAATGTTCTCTCTACGCTCTAAAGCATCTGTCCAGAACCGATTCTCTACCTCAGTAGCTGCAAGCTTCTTAAGCTCTCCTATGGTCTTGATAGACCTCACTATCTTAAACGTCTGATCAAAGGACTTAGCTGTAGGGTTAAATACAATGTCATCAAAGCTAATACGAGAAGCCACTGGCCCTACATAGCTAGGTGTTAGAGTCCCATCTTCCATCTCCTTATAGCGAGCCTCAAAGCTGCTAGTGACGAAAGCATTACCTGTATCAATGTAGTCATAGACAAGCTTACTGATCTCTGTTCTAAACTTAGTCTCTCTGAGCTTATTGGACATGTAAGCCTTAATAGCTCTAGACTTCTTCTTCACAGAGTCTTCTTGGCTATACCCCTCCCACTGTAGCCAGTCATCGTTAGGGAACAAGCTACTGATATAGTTAGAGTGTAGGTTGTCTCGTATC